AGTTCTCCGTGCTGAACACGGGGGATGATGAGGACTACGAGCAGGAGACTCTGGAAGTGAAGGAAGTGCGATCATGACCGACAAGAAGTACATTACTCGCACCAAGGCCGAGCGGCTGACCCGTGGGCACATCAACTGCATGAACTTCATCTACTGGGAGATCGTGAACAACAACGGTGATATGCAGTTAGACCTCAAGCCCGGAAGGTGGATCGTCATGATGCACTACCACGCACGAACCGTCTTTCTCAAGGTCGAGAAGGACATGACCCTGACCGAATACTATGTGAAGGAGGACTGACATGACTGAAGAACAGAAGACCGCAATCCGATGTGCGTTCGCAGACCTGTGCGGGGCGATGCAAGCCTACTTGCAGGGCGATGTCCACGCACATGATTGGAAGGCGCATGGGCTGACCATTATGGAAATGAAGGAAGCGTTCGACTTTTTACCTGAACTGCCGCCTGATCTGGCGGACGAGGAGGACAAGGCATGACCAACGAGGAGTTGACTGCTGAGATCGAGCGGCTGCGAGAGGTCAACACAGAATTGTTGGGGTGCGTTCTCGATGTTCTCGACGCAGACGGCGACCTCTACGCTATGGACTTCAACCGATACCGCGCCGCCATCGCCAAGGCAACAGAGGAGGACAACACATGAGCGACAAGAAGCGAGTGGTGGTCACCATCAGGAATGGCATCCCCGAAGTCATCGAGGCACCGGATGGTGTCGATGTCGAGATACGGGACTACGACATATGGCCGTACCCTGAAGGCGACCTTGAAGAGGACGAAGATGGCGAGAAGTATTTCCCGAGGGAGGGATGAACATGACCGACAACAGCAAGACCTATACGAGCGTCATTGACAGCAGCGTTTGCGACAACAGCAAATACGGCTATTTCGATGTGAACATCTATGTCACTTGCCCGGACGGTAGTGAGTGGCGGCTAACGGTTAGTATGGACGCGGCTGATGGAAGTGTATGGGATTCGGTCATCTGCTTTGCCGCAGACGGGCTTGATTTTTTTGATGAGGCTGAGAACCTTCCACCGGCAGGAGTTAGTTCGTTGTTTGGTGAACTTCGTCCCAAAGCCACGGCGATGCTCAGGGCAGCGTACGCAAAGGGATCGAAAGCAGAGGAGGACGCGGCATGAACAGAGTGACAACCGCGCAACTGCGTAAGGACTACGAAGCCCTGCGTGACGAGGCCGAGGTAGCTAGGCTGATGTACGAGCAGCGGTTGATTGAGGACGAGGAGGACGAGGTAGATACCTACCACGAGTGGGACTGCGCGGGAGACAACGCATGAACAATTCCGATCTTGACTACATCGCCGCGTTGCAAGCGGTGATTGCAGCACAGGCCAACATCATCCGTGCGATGGAGGAGCAGTTGCGTATCCTGATGGAGCTGCCGCGATGAACGAACCGAACGAGATCCCGAAAGATTGGTGGGTGCCACTCGACAGCGACGAGGCGTGGATTCGCCAACAGGTATTCGACTACGAGCGCGAGTTGTACGAGCTGCGTGAGTGGTGGGTGCGACCGCAACAGTTGACCCGGCAGCTCGAATTGCCGCTTGACGAGCCGAAGCAACCCCGCCCTTACGCGCCGTTCTGACGGTGCTTGACAAGTGTAAAGAAACATTGTTATATGTAAACAGGAGGATACAGAAATGTCGTTCGATACGGTTTTTGAAACGGTGCTGTCGGGCATCGCGGTTGAGGTTGGCGCAAGGTGCGAACGAGGTCTTGGAGGTGGCGAGGTTGACATCGAGCAGGTTTTTCTGCTTGCCGTGTGGACACCGAAAACTGAGACGGCTCCGGCAGGGTTTTGCGAACTCGACACGCCGGTTCTGCTGCCGTTTGATGCGAACCACGCCATTTATGACGAGGCACTAGCCATCGTCAACGAGAACAACGCGCTGCGACATTTCGATCCATGACCCCCGAAGCAAAGGTCAAAGCGAAGGTAAAGAAAGTTTTGAACGACATCGGTGCGTACTACGCCATGCCTGCGACCGGCGGGTATGGTTCGAGCGGCGTACCGGATTTTTTGATCTGTCACCACGGCAAGTTCGTGGCGGTGGAGTGCAAGGCAAACGGTAATAAGCCTACCGCGCTTCAATTGAAGCATCTCGATGACATCCGCAAAGCAGGTGGCATCGCATTGTTGATTGATGAAACAACCGTAGAGAACCTACGCAAGGAGTTAGAGACATGACTATCAGTGCAAAGATTCGCCGTTATCTGGCAAACGGCGCGAGTCCCGAGTACATCGCCAAGCAACTTGGCATCAGCAAGAACCGTGTCTACACGGTGCGTTGGAAGGACGCGAAGAAGACGGTCAAGCCTAAGAAGGCGAAGCCGACCGAGTTGAAGAGAGAAGCGTTGCTGACCGACGATGAAATCATCGCGCTGTTCGACCGTCCCAAGACCGACCTCGTGAATCACCCCGAGCACTACAAGGCCGGTGGAATCGAAGTCATCGACTTCATCGAAGCCAAAGACCTCAACTACCGTCTGGGCAACGTCATCAAGTACGTGAGCCGTGCCGGTAAGAAGGACTCCGACCCTGTGCAGGACTTGGAGAAGGCTGCGTGGTACCTGAAGCGCGAGATCGACGCGCGGAAGGGTGCGTGATGTTCCGGGCCATCAGATGGTGGTGGCTTCAACGAAAGGCCGATGCTAAACGGGAGTGGGGGCGAGTCCCCCCTCCCAACTGGGCCTGTCGCAGAGGTGGGAGGGAATATTTGTGAGCAACGAACGAATCAGCGAATACACGCTTGACCGAAAGAACCAAGAGATAAATAACTTGCGGCGTGATAACGGGTACCTCGCGGACGCGCTCTTCCGCAAGGACTACGAGTTGAACGAACTGCGCCGTCAGGTAGATGACGCAGACAAGATGAACAGGTTTTTGAGCATCACGATGGGCATAATCCTCTTGGCGTTCATCGCGTTTGCGTTGTACGCAGTAAGGTTGGCAGCGGGGGCGCAGCCATGACCACGCAGTACGAGCCTGACCCGTTGGACGATGAGTGGGACAAGATGGCGCACACCACGACGGAGTATCGCTTCGAGATCCGACAACTACGTGAGCGGTGTTGGCGTTATGCCAAAGAGTTGGAAGAACTGCGCGAGAGAGTCAAGCGACTGGAGGAGCGAGTATGAGCAAGATTAACGACGGTGGCCCGGCGTTTCCGAGCACGATTCAATACTTCCCCGACGACAAGAACGCGAACGAAGAGCAAGGCATGACTCTACGCGATTGGTTCGCTACTCACGCGACCGACGCTGACATTGAGGCGATTCTGAACCCACCTTTCGAGCGCACCACAACGCACATCATTTCGCGGTACGAGGCGCGGTATACCCACGCCGACGCAATGCTCAAGGCGCGGGGGGTGAAGCCGTGACCATCGAAAAGCTGATGGAAGTCTACGTTGAGCGAGGGAAAAAGGAACGGCTGCGCGACGAGTTTGCGATGGCGGCGATGCGCGAAGTTGGCTGGCATTCAGACAAAGACAAATCCGCAAGGCTTGCATACGAAATTGCCGACGCCATGCTGCGGGCGCGGGAGGTGAAGCCGTGAGCGACATCACCCTGCCCCGCGCTGTGGTCTGGAGATTACACGCGGCGTTCAGAGACGCGGACAAAACGATTAGGCCAAGCGGCGAGAAATCGGATTACAGCGCCGAAATCGCCGCCCTCGACGCCGCGCTCGCGGAGCCGGACGCCATCGCCCGAGCGGTCGAGGCCGAGCGGGAGGCGTGTGCGAAGGTGTGTGAAGAAAGGGTTGGCTATTGGCAGAGAGATGACATTCGGCGCGACGAGGACGAAAACTGCGCCGCTGCCATCCGTGCGAGGGGGAGCAAATGAGACTGCCCAAACCTATTGCAACCGGGGTCAGGTTCCAATCCCGCGCACTCGGCAGCGTTTACACCGCCGCGCAGATGAAGGCGTATGCAGCCAAAGCGGTCGAGGCAGAGCGGGAGGCGATTTGCCCGATTGTTTACGGGCTGTGCATCAGCGATAACAACGCGCAGGAAA